AAGCTACTGCGTTACCTAACGCAAAGTTACTATCAGATCCATTGTTAATTGTCAACTGGAACGCAGTCATTAGTGCAGTAGCAGTACCACCTTCTTTAAACACGTTGTTTGAGTTGGTGTGAACCAATGGACTAGGTGCAGATGGCTGTGGTACATAAGTAGCACCAGTGATTGGAGTAGTTGCAATTGTTTCAGCATCTAAACCAAGTACTGAGAACTTAGCTTTTACAGGTGCATTAAGAGCTACGTCAAATGAAAGTGCAGTAACTTGTACGCCTTTGAATCTGAAGTAATTTGAAGTACCTGCAGTGTCAGTAATTGTCTTTTCGAATGTAAATGATTTGTTTGTATTGCCAACTTTCAAGACATTAGATGTCCATGTAGAGTTGAAAAGTGATTCAAGCCATTTGTCATAAAGAGTATTTCCAGTTGGGTTAGCACCAGCACCCAACAAGGTAACTGAAATATCACCACCAACTTTCTTATTACCGTGTTTCAAGAAATGAGTTTGTCTATCTTTGTAGATAGATGCATCAGTGAACACGTCTTTTGTTAATTGTAAAGAGAAGTCATTAATTGGAAACTCGTTAAATGCAGGAGTTGCAGGTGTAGTTCCAGGTGTAACTTCTTCGATGTATGCGACTCGTGCGTTTGAGCCAGTTGCCATTGTCATATTAAAATCCTCGTTTAAGTGTATTTATTTACAGATCACCGGCTTCAGCAACAGCCCTAGCCAGTAAGTCTTCTTTGTTTGCAACAGTAGCAGCCACCATTGCGAATGGTCTCATTTTCTCAGTACCTAATTCCAAATAAGGTACGTAAGGAACATCATTTAAGATTTGCTTTCCAGCAATATACCAGCCATCTCTAGCACGTCCTGTGTCTACTGGTGTTTTTGCTTTGATAGATTCTAAGCAATTGACTAGGAATATATCTTGCACTTCTTCTACTTTCTTTTGCAGTCTTGCTGACAACCCTTCAAAGTCTGAAGTTATAGTTAATCCATTAGCACTCTTAGTTACATTAGCTATCTTATCTACGTTAGTCAATCGACCTAAAAGATCAATGCCTACTTGCCGAGAAGCAGGAATACCTGATACTCTACGTTCAATGATAGTTTGATGTCTGAACTGAGATAACTTCTTACCAAATGTTTCCATTTTACGCATGGCTTTGTAACCAGTGCGTGCATTTTCAATTGCTTTCTCTGCCCTAGCTATATCAGCAGCAGGCATTGTGGATTTATAATCTTTTAGAAAGTTCTGTAATTCAGAAATGTTTTTACCAAGTGCATTTGCCTTTTGCTTACCTACAGCAGCAGACTGCAATGGTGTCAAATTACGAGACATTAGTCTTCTTCTTTAACTTTTGTTTGAGTGGAGAGTGCTTCAAGAATTAACTTGATAGTTTCATAACCACACCACCAATCAGCAGCAACTTCAAGTTTTTCACTAATGGCAAACTCACGTGAACCATCTGTTACTAACCAACCTGATTTTGCTTTGTTTACTTTTAAACCATTGATTTCAATCATCTTTTAGTCCTTATAAAGTTCTTTGTTCGTAGTTTTCCCATTCAATTATGACTGGGAGAGTGTAATAGTTAGGTGCACCGCCAAAGCCAGCACGAGGATAAGAATTAATGATACGAATAGTGCCAAGTTGAGTACCTGCCTGAAACTTCTCAATTACTTTGTCTGCCATGGCATAACAAAGTGCATACTTAGAATCACTTGGAAAGTACAAATCTACTTGCAAAATACCATTTAATCTGCTATAACCACTTGGTCCAACTGTGCTAATAGACGTTGGATTATTGATCATAGTGCTTCTGCACCATGGCTTGCTTCCACTACCAATCTTGATACGAACATTCTCTTCTTGGAGTGGTGGTAATCCAACTACGGTCTTTAAGTGAGCATCTAATGCTTGATGTATTGTATAAAAACTCATTAGTTATCTACCTCTAAAAGATAAGCCAAAGCTATGTTAGTAGGTGAATAAGTCTGTACATTGTTAATACCGTACTCTACACCAGCAATTACTAGTAGATCACCGGGCATTGGTTCTTTTTTTGTAACAGAAATATAAACCGTTCTATTTGATATTGTAACCATTGCAGCAGCAAGAGTATCTAAATCACCACCTTCAATCTTACCCCATACTGCAGAACAAATGGATGATCCACCTGCTGCGTGTTTTACTTTAGCAGACTGTCCCAATTGGGAGAGTGCAGCGGTGATTTGACTTCGGATAGCAGTATAGTTCATCGGATTAACGTTACCTTAGTTTGTTTACGCTTGAGCAGTGGTTGTAGAAGTAAATCGATCTTTCTGAATCCAGCGTAAGATTCAACTTCTCCACGTTTACCGCGCCATTGATTTGTGATTTCAAGATCACCTACTTTAATTGCACTACTCGCAACATTGCCATCAGTGTTTACTTGTGGTAAAATGTCAGCACCCATTAATGACATAAGTGCGACTTCAAAGGTTGCGCGTTTTAATGCATCTGGGATTTGGTCTTGAGTAACAATCTGATAATTGTTATCATAGAACCAAAGTCTTGGGAATAGTAATGGTGATTTGGAATCTATTTTCTTCCAACTCAAAAACTTTTCAGCATAGAGTAAATCAATTGATTGAGTGGCTAAGATGAGTGATTGTTCTTTATCAGCATCATCAGCATCCCAGTCAAGGTTACCCATCAATGTGAAGTAAGCATCTGCTTCATCAACTGAAACATACGAATTGGCATATTGAATACCGACTCCAGTCTCAACGATTAACATCTACGAACTCCTTCAGCCTCATTAGTTGAGTTGCAGTTAAGGTTGCAGCATCACCAACGTTGCCAACAATTTCTTGATTGTTAATAACGTGTTTGAATGCTGTTTTTACTATAACATCAAAGCACTGTTCAGTAACGAACGTAACAATGGGTTCTACAGTTGATTCAATGATTTCTTCAACTGCTTCTGCAACCACTGCCGTCAATTCTGCACTAGCCTCGATGATTTGTTTTTTAGTTGCCATAGATTTACCTTATCTTTTAGTGGGTATGGGCAGGTACATCCTTGTAACACTGCCCATATTCTGTAGTTACCGCTTAGATTAAGTTAGCACCAACAGATGATGCAACAACGCCCAACCAAACAGCATCAGTATCAATGATTTTGTATTGAGTAGTTGTGTACCAACCTACTGAAACAAAACGACCTAACTTGTCGAAAGGACCAGTGTAAGTCATACCAAGTGGACGTGAAGTTGCTTTACCTAACGCGTTAGCGCCCAAGAAGTAACAGTTGTAAAGATCTACAGTACCAGAACCAGTTTGGTCACCATACGTAGCATTGTTGTTACGGATGATACGGAAACCAGCGAACATACCAACTTCACCATTGATGATTTCAGTTAAGTTGCTGTATTTGTTGATATCGATCCAAGAACCAGTAGTTGTATCTGCACGTAAATCAGCAATAACGTCATCGTGTAATACTGCTACATAGTCACCATTGAATTTGGGTACATTAGCACGTGCTAAACGGTTGTAGAAGTAATTGAAGAATTTACGATCAGCGACGTCGCTTGCAAGTACTGAACCTGCAGCTTTACCACTAACAACATAAGTTTGAGTTGCTTGGTCAAGAGCCTGAATTGCCAACTTATCCATAGTTGTCGCAGCGTTGATACCAACCATTTCAGGAATGGCTAAATCGACTTTGCCACCTGATTGTAAAGATGCCAATGATGTTTTAGTTACAACATTACCATATTCGGCAGGTGTTAAGATGATGTTTGTGTCAGTAAGTGCTACTGATTCAATGTCATCTGTTTCAGTCAATGGTGTAGTAGCCAAGCCCAAACGAGTGTATTTTGTTAATTGAATTGATTTTGCACCAATGTCTACACGTTTTTGAACTAAAGAGTCCATAACGTTTTCTTGACCAACAGCAATTAAGAATGCTTGATCAAATGCTAAGACGATAGAATCGTCTAGGGTAGAGGTAGTACTCATTGTTGTTGTAAATGCAGCCATGTTAAATTCCTTATGTTAGATTAGTTTACCGTACTTTTTCATTACGGCTTCAAGTTCTTTTTGAGATGTAGCTTTTCTGAGTTCAGTCTCATAGTTAAGTACACTCACGTCTTCTGCGGCTTTCTTCAACTCTGGAGTTTGCACATTTGGCAACTCAAACAGAATTGAATCTGTTTTTTGTAATTCAGCAATTAGAGATTCAATACTTGATTCATCTACTGAATTGTCATCATTGACTACAACTTTCGTTTTATCAATGAGCTTTGTCAATGTTGCAACAGATTTAACACCAGATTTAGCAGCAAGTCTTTCGATTGCATTCGTGATTGAGTTATCTTTTAGTTGTTGTTCGTATTGAGCCAACTTACTAGAAGATTCTTCATACAGAGTTTTCCATTCATTCTGTTCTTTTAATGCAGCCTCTTTCGCTTCCTTTTGAGACTTTTCGTACTTGCGCAATTGCTTTACAAGTTCTTGCTTTTGTGCTAACTCAGCTTCAACTTCTTTTAGTCTAGCAACAGCATCTACTGTTTCTTCGATTTGAGTTTCTACTTGTGTTTCTTCTACTACTTCATTTTCTACGACATCTGTCATTTGATTAATTCCTCGCTCGTTCTAAGCAGTTGATTGTATTCTAGTATTTATGCATACTAAAAGATGAGTTAATTACCTGTTGGTAATTGTTGAACAGTTGGCATTACTGTGGTAAATTGACTGTTTAATTGTTGAATCTCTAGTGCTTTAACTAGGGCTTCTTCTTTAGTTAAACCTTTCATTTCCATTAGATAATCGATTACTGATGCTCTACCACCTCTGATAGCCAAATCCCAAGTTTGTTGCTCTTGAATTGGATCTGCAGGTAGTTCAGTTTGACCAAACTCAACGAATGCTTCACTATCAATCGGCAGTAGTTCACGCCCATATTGCGTGTTTAGCACTGTTGCTATAGTTTTGTATAGTCGTTTGAAACCGTGTGAGAACATCTTGGCTCGTTGCTGACGCAACTCGCGATTTGGGATCTCTTCAACTATCAATTGGAATCCAGAATTAGCACTACCGTGACCACCAGTGGCAGTTGACATTCTTACTGACCAATCATGGCCAAATGCCTCAATCCAATTGGTTACTACTTCGTCTAGCGGTTTGATATCAATGTTTGGAGATTTATATTCAATAAATGGAGAATCTACACCTTGTGAATCTACTTGAATAACTCTACTTGGACCACCGATTAAGGATGATTCACTAGCCATATAATGTGGTAACTTTTGACCATACGCTACAGCGAGTTCAAGTTGTGTATTGCCATCATCGAATGCACAGTTTGTGAATAAAGTCGGAAGTTTGTTCCAAGAGATAGCATACTCTGAATCAGTGAGATGTAAGTTATACAACTCATTGATACTGATTAAGTCCATTCCGGGCTTGTTCCAGAAACCAGTTCGTGGTGTACGTGTATCGTGGAATACAGCAACTGGCACGATACCATATGGATTAGGGATTCTGCTGGAAATTGTTACTCTGCTCACTCCGATAGCATCTTCCGTTTCAATAAGGTCAATATATTCATCTAACGTGATAATACGATACGTTTCAATCTTATCAGCTTCAGATGTTTGATAGATTAAAGCCATAACGTGCTTCATCGTTGGATCTAATATCACTGCAGAGTTTCCACGGTGTAAGATCTCGAATGCCAAAGACTTATCAATTGAATCAAACTGAACTAAAACCATTGCAGTCTTGACTAATCGTGTGGTAGAATCTAAGTTATTAAAGAACTCAAGCCAATCAGTTTTATCAAACTCTGCTAAAAGATTATCAGTTGCACGCTGGTTTGGTTGTTTAGATCCTTTATCGAATATTTCGATAACAGGTGCATTATCCTTGAATAATTTACCAGACTTTTCAACAACCATATTGGTTATATTGCGAAATCTGGGTATAATTCCACGTTCTTTCCAGTTCTTACGACCACGATGTGGATCAGATAAGAGTTCTTCCATTTCATCTTCTTGATCACCATCGTAATAATCTAACGCCTTTTCAACGTCTTCAGCCTCTTCACAATCAGTCATTTCGACCCATTCTTGCAAAGTAAACCCAAGTATTTTTTCTTCTTGTTGCATGTTTATCTTCCTTTAATATATTTGTTTCACATTGCCTTTGCCGACGACAGCCCAGTTGTAATGGATAAGGTATCCAAAAGAATCTGACATGTGATCTAGTCCTGAATTCTTATCAGGAACTCCATTAACGTAAGCGTGCTGCTCTAGTGATTTCATAATGTTCTTACATTTCAATGGGTTAACAAACATTTTGATTTCACCTTTCGAATTCTTTAACATTGTGTTTACTGATGCAATACGTTCTTTAACAGGTGGATTCTTATTGGGATAAAACAAACGGAATCCAGCCTCTTTTAGTAGAGCAATATCGCTCACTGCCGTTCGCGTACTATTATTCTTGCCACTTGAATCTGGATACATGTAAATGACACGATTGGGAAACTTATCTTTTAGAATCTGAATAGTGTGCGGTGTATTGTTAGCATCCGTGATTT